GCCTTTACGACTGTCTCGTAAACTAGATCTAATATTTGATCAGTCTCCTCTGTTTCTCTCACTTCGAGAAACATATCTTTAATGTAACTAGCCATTTAATTTCCTCTAGATAATGATATCAGCGATGCCCATCTCAACTGCTTCTTCGGCAGTCAAGTAAACATTGACCTTGCGCTCTAATATCTTCTTGAGGCGCCTCTTGGTGAGCTTTGATTCGGACACAAGACACTCACAGTACATATCCTGCAGTTGCTCGATAGCTTCCATTTCGTTTACCATGCTGTGGAGTGACCCAACATTTCCGCCCATAACCGAGTGAATCATAACTCTGCAATTTCTACCAATCATACGCTTTCCCTTTGTGCCCGATGCTAGCAAGAGAACGCCGGCGGACATAACTTTGCCTAAACCAACTGTGTGGATCTCGCTGTTCTCTCTCACTACTCTCATAACATCGTGTAGTGCAAACATATCATCTGCGCTTCCGCCGTAGGTGGAGACGTAAAACTTAATGGCTTTCTTTTTTTCTGAATTGGCTAGCCGGTTCATCTCGTCCAAGTACAATAATCCGTGGACCAGTTCTCCAACTTTTTCTTCGCTGACATCGGCGAACAATCCGATGATTCTTAAATCGGGCTCCTCAGTTGGAGATCCACTGGCTCCTAAGAGTGACGTTGGATCAATAACTACGATCTTGTTACCTTTCTCTTCTTCCTCTGCTGGTGCTGCTGCTGAGCCCTCGCAATCGACTGGGGCTTCTGGGCGCTTAATCTTCTCGCCGTTAATCAGGTCTTTAATCGTTCTAATAATCATTTGTCTTTACTCCTATTTATAAAAATTTGTCGTACAGTTTCCTTTTCACTTTCCAATAACGCCATTCCGGCGTCCCAGTCAGCTACTTTTATATCATCACTGAACATTGGCGATATACACAGATTCATCTGCTTTATTGATTGACTCTTAAAATATTCTATGTCGTTGTCGACATATTTTTGAAAGCTCTCAATCTCCCTGTCTGATCCTCCATCGCTTTTAATCATATTAGCCACGAACGTCCTCACATATGAATACTGCTCTATCGCTCTAGTATATAGCAACAGGGAAGACAATTGGGACACTTTTATCATTACGACGCTATCATTAGCTGTCCGATATAGGTTAGAAAATTTGCAAGTGTAATAACCAACAAAAAACAACAGGGGGTACAGCAAAATATCCATGATACTCCAAAAAAAATAACCACTAAAGCCTAGGCTATAGTGGTTATTATAACTCTACAAAAACACTTTGTCAAGTGTTAGTTGCGGTTAACCTCTTCATGATTCTTTCGGCTAGGGTATCAACCATAACCTCACGGCTTTGCTCGTTCTTAAGGCGGCTAGCCACGCGGCGGGCTACCTCAGCAACTAACTCGTCGTTCTTCATTTCGAGATCTTGGGGTAGCTCTTCGTCCTCTTCCTCCTCGTCGGCTAGTGATAGATCATCACCTCCTTCTGGTGCCCCGAGGTCTGGCTCTTCAAGATCGCCCATATCGTCCATACCCATATCGTCCATATCGCCCATATCGTCTTCGTCAGAAGCCTCTACATCAACACGGTCTTCGATACCAAGAGCCTGAGCAACTGCTGCCACAACGTCAGCCATCAAGGCTTCACGCTCTGAAACATCCATGGAATCTGCTGCGTCCATATCCATGGCGTCATCAGCCATTTCTGGACCCATCTCTGCCCCCATCTCACCATCAAGCTCGTCCTCAGCGTCTGGGTCTGATACCGCCATATCTAGTTCTTCGGGACCATCTTCGGGGCCCTCTTCCATCGTATCTTCCTCGTCGCGACCATAAGCGGTCCCGCCTCCGTACATTTCTTGGATTTTACCATCGCTAACATTTGTTAAGTTAGCGAGCTTTATAAATTGGCGGATCTCGCCTTCTGTCAATAATGTTTTACGAGCCATGTTAAAAAATCTCCTTCTTTTGTTTTTAGAAACTCAAAATAAATAGTAATATATTAAACTAAACACCTAAAAAAGTAAATTTGTGGACCTCACATACTTTCTAATCTTAAGTAGGGCTTTTGTCTCAATTTGTTTAATTCTAGCAAATGATAAATTCATTCGCTCTCCAGCCTGCCTTAACGTCATCGGTCCATTCTGGTGTACTGATACTAGTGTGCAGTTATACTCCTCCTCGTGCTCTATCCAATGTCTGCAATCTTCAACCGGACAACTAGTCTTCAACTTCATGCATGTTCTAGAGCACTCTAATAATCCATCTTCTTTTTTCATAATCCTGGGTGCTCCTCAGCAATAAGGTCAAAAATACTCTCAACCTCTTCCGAGCCTAAGCCCAGGTTCGTAACTAACTCCTTCCCTTGATCCCTGTATTTCTTACTTCTGCTTTTTCTTTTCTTGGATAATGGTCCAACCTCATCTAGATAGGAATAAATCCTATTGTCATCACTAATCACTCCAGTAATCATAAGCCTAAAGAAATCAGACTGAGTTACACCAAGGGTTTTTAGCTTCATCTTTAGTTGCACCTGTCGGTGGTCATTTTCGGTAAAAACTATCCTCTTGTTTAGGTTTCCGTAGTCTACTGTATTTTGCATCCTACCACTTCCTGTTGGTGATGTGTGTTCGACTCTCGGCTAAGCCGGATACAGTCTGTGTCATCATCTGTGCCTTACTGTGAAGTTGTGCGAGGTTTCTTGCACCAGCATAAGAGAGTCCCGATCTAATCCCTCTCTCTAAATCATTAATGACTTCTGCGACATCTCCACGATAGGGTATTTGACTGGAAACACCCTCAAGAGAAGAATACTTACCGCGCCAATCTATTTGTGCTTCCTTCGAAGCCATTCCGCGATATACCTTCCAGCTATTGCCGTCAGAGTCCATTTTAATTTCTCCAGGGGATTCTGCGGTACCCGCTAATAAAGAACCGCACATAACGGCGTCAGCGCCCAGCGCTAAGGCTTTAACGATGTCTCCCGAGTTCTTAATACCGCCGTCGGCGATTATCTTCACGTCTCTATCTGTTTTCGCACAATCAATGACAGACTGGAGACCAGGGACACCGTGACCGGTCTGGATTCGCGTGGAGCAGATCGCCCCTCCTCCGATTCCAACTTTCACTGAGTTGGCTCCCCAATCAGATAAATCATTTAGCCCCTTCAGTGTAGCGATATTGCCAGCCATAATATGGAAATTGTCTCCCAGCAACATTCTTAAGTGTCGCAGGGCTTCTTTTACCATGATGTGATGACCATGAGCAACATCGATACATACGAAGTTTGCCCCAACGGAGCGAGCCATATGGGCGCGCTCAAGATAATCACCAGACACTCCAAGCGCAGCACCCAATGAGGCTACTCCCGTACCTGCCGCGTCGAATATCAGCTTCTCTTGCTGCTCCATCGTGTTATATCGGTGGATAATTCCAGCTCCACCATGGTTACACATAGAGATCGCCATGTCCGACTCAGTAACTGTATCCATGGGTGCTGAAAGCATTGGCAGTGTCAGATACAGTCCGTTCCCCATGTTTACTGATAAATCGATTTCGCTTCTTGAGCGGATATCAGAGTACTGGGGTACGAGCAGCGTGTCGTCATACGACAATCCTTTCTTAATCATGATTGTTTGTTCCTTTGTTTGTGCTTTTTCTGTTTTGATTTATGAAGCCGGTAATATCCTTGACGGAATACCAAGTCTCTTGATTTGGTCTCTCAGGATCACGCAAGATCACTGGCTTAGACTCTCGACCCCGACTAATGTTAAAAAGACCGATAGACGGCACACCATTTAGCCTCAGCTTCTTGGCAATATCCGGATCGTCATCTATGTTGTAAGCATAGAAATAAACGTCTTCATATTCTTCTAAGTCTGATATATCTCGATAATAAGAACTCAGAGCGTGACACAAGTGGCAACTGTTTGAATAAAACTTGACTACGCAAGTAGTTATGCCGTTAATGCTTACATTGCCTTTCATAATCTTTCGTAAAGAATCTTCGGGTATTCTACTCACTCCCATGGCTTTTCTCCTTTTCCTTTTTCCAGTCTTCGATTATACTATTGGCTGTTTTCCAACAATCTGGACAATATAGCCTAACAGTGTCTTCGTCGCGAACCACAACATTCCACGTCATAGCCATCTTTTTACTTTTTTTATCAAAAGGCTTTTGACAGGCTAAGCAGTGATCCGGCAAACTTTGAAACTGAGAAACTTTTGCTGAAAGTTCAGCTGAAGCTTCAGGGTTATTCTTCTTATTTGCTCTTTTCTGTTTGCGGTTCATTCTTGTTCTTTCTTCTTCGACCTAGGGCGCTTGCTGCGCGCGCTAGTGCGTCGATTAGTTGGAGAACGTTTCGCTAACTCCTCTCCGGAAAGGATCTTCTTGTCCGGTTCCTCTGATTCGTCTTGCTCCTCTGGCTCTTCTGCTTCAAGCTCCTCGACTTCTTTTTGCATTTCTACAATCGTATGCTTCTTCTCATTCTCTGTCAAAGAGGATAAGTTTGCTGCATACTGCTGCAGAGTTATCATAGCGCCCTCATACTGAGCCAGTGCAAGAGAGAGGGAACAAATCTGGTCAACAGTTTCCCTTGTAGCTGCGCGGTGGTACAAATCCTTAATAAGCGCGAAGTTCTCTAGAGCCTTTGCTCTCATTCTAAGAATCGCGGCGTTCAATACATCTTCAGTCATCTCATACTCCTTTATCGATTGATTCCTTCAACTCTCCACAATTCCTCTCCGCCATCGAATACCACTACAGCAGACGGAAAAGGCGCGCAGTTCTTACTGTCCCCAAACTTAAGGCGACCCTTGACAAAATGAATCTCGGATGCCTTCATAACATAATCATGCCAATATTTCGTATCTGTACGAGCCGGAATGAGCATAACTACTTTAGTCCCGTTCTTCTTCGCCGAGAGGTAAGCCTTCTCGATCCACTTGTCGATGCCTCTTCCATACGGAGGGTTTACAAAGCTGGTAAATCCAGCCCAGTCCTTACTTAGTCCGTCTTCGGCTTCTGTAAAGAAGTTGGAGCACTTCGTGTTTTGGGCGCTAGCGCAAGGATCCAAGTCAAAGGGACCAAATCGCCAGTCGAGCTTTTGAAAAAAGTCCTTTGGAGTTGCCCAGTTGCCCGTTGCTGAGCTAAACATTGTCTTTTGTGTGCTCTTATCCATTTGTGCTCCCCAGTGCGCCGTCGCCTCGTTCTGAGATCGTAATTCCATCTTTAT